ACACCTCCAGAATAAGCATACAATATTCTGTTGGTTCCAATAATAGAGTATTTAATTGAAGTAGAACTAACAAAATGATGTAGACCTCTTCCTGCTCCTGTTANATCATTCGTGCCACCTAGCTGTTTCCAACCACCTATTTTTTCTGGAATACCATAACGAAATCGAACATTATCGCAATCTGTCCATTGACCCTCTGCTCCTGTATCAGTGATTTGTTTATTAATACCTGGTTGAAACCCTATTTTCTGTAACATAAAAATCCTATAATAATTAGGGCGAGAGACGTGGTATGGTGGATCTCTCGCCGAATCATTATTCTACTACATTATTTGATAAATTTAAAGCCTTTAAACCATTGAGGTAACCCTATATGCAAACGTTCGTCAAACATATTTTCTTTAGATCCAGATGTTTTGATGTCATTATAATGTAGAAAAACTTGAATACATTCTTCTCCTGTAAACTTTTTTCTCCAATGCTCTAAATCGCAGCCTCTATAGATTAACATATCACCGGGTTTTAAAGTTATCTTAACACCTTTCTTACCCTTTTTTCCAGAAGGCTCAAGATATATAGGCCAGTCATCACCACCAAGATTCATAGTTGTAGATATCTCACAGCTAAATCTGTCTTTGTGTCTTTTTAATTCGTGGCCTTTTTTATATATTCTTGTGTAAGTGTAAGCAGGATAAAGTTTTAAGTTTGTTGTTTTTTCCATTATTGGTTGGCATTTAAGTAATAAAGTCTCCATCGCTACATCTGCATACGAAGCATAAGAACCTGGCACTTGAAGAGTTGGACCTTCATAGTATCCAAACATTCTTTCAAAAGGAGATATATATCTTGCTCTTAAACAAGTGTCATAAACCTGTTTCTTCATTGCAAGATAGTTAGCTAAAAAAATAGCCAAATCTTTTGATATTGCTTTACGAACAACTACGTATTTATCTTTTTTAAAACCCATAATTAAAACTAATACTAATCCTTTCCTTTTTATTTAAATTTGGTTCAACATAATGAAGTAAGTAAGAAGGAAACAAGACACATAAGTTTTCTTGAGGTGGAACATGCCATGTTGTTGAATTATATAAATTATATTCTAAAACTTCTCCACTTAAAAAATTTAAATTGTTTTGTCTAAAAACAATTTTTCCAGAATTTTTAGGAACACTTACATAATAAACTCCTGATATAACAGATTTTGGATGATCGTGTGGTCTATTAAAAGAGCCAAAGCCATTTACATTGTGCCAGTAATTACCTAATTTTATTTTGTAACTAAGACAAAGTTTTTTTTCAATACTTTCAACAATTACATTTATTTTATTAAATAAACTTTTTAAGTTTTTGTCCACATCATAAAAGGCTTTGCTTTGCCAACCACCATAATTACTTACTGTTCTACCTTTGTCTTTAGATTTTAATTTTAAAATATCTTGTTTTATTTTTACTGTATTTAAGTTGAACATTTCTTCATGTATATATGAACTAAAAATATTATACATTTTTAACAACTCCTGAATTTAAAACTATGTTTCCAGATATACTTACTCTAGTTTTATTAGAAGTATAGAAAGGGTATACTTGATGAGGTCTATTAGCTGTAAAAAACAACATAGTACCTTCATCGTCTGGACTTAAATTACAATCATAAGTACACATTCTACCTGAAGAATTAATATAAAACATTTGAAAGGTATTTGGATAAGCACAATTAGCATGTTTAACAAAAGGTAGTTTTTTTTCTTTTTCATAGTCAGCGGGTATTTTCATCCAAACCACAAAAGAAAAAAGACCTGCGTGAGTGTGAAAAGGATTAAATTCATATTTCTTTTGAAAATTTACCCACATGCTTTCTAGTTGAAATGGAAGATTTTTATTTAAAATATTTGGAATAATCCAATTATCTTTAGAACAACTATCTAAATATTCTCCAATACAAGGTAGTAATTCTTTTTCAAAGAACCAATTGTTTTTATCTTGAAGATAAAAAGAACTATCTATTTGGCCAACTAATTCATGATTCCATTTTTTCTTTCTATTTTTAATATAACTATTTAATATGTCTAAAGTTTCTTGTGAAAGTTTTCTTTTTACTATACCTACATTATCAAAATTTTCTATAGCCATAATTTTATATATTATCCATTATTAAATTATCTACAGCTTGTATGTTAAAATGTAAAAACCTAAAAGGTTCTTTTCCATAATCTACTGCAAACTCGTGTTCCAAGTATCCTGGAAATATAACTAATGTTCCTGGCTTAGGTCTTATAAAAAACTGATCATGTCCATTCCACACTCCTTTTATATCTGATTTCATTTTTAATTTAGTAGCTCTAGCTCCTGTCCGTGGTTCGTGAAAAACGGGGTATGATGTTTTATCACTACATTTTAAAAAATAAAAACCTGACACATGTTGATTCCAATGAACGTGTGCTGAGTGATGGCCTCCACCTTTTTTAGCAAACTCTTGAACCCACAAGTCAGTAAACACCATTTGATATTGACTCATGTCATAACCCATATAATCTAAATACTCATAAGATTTTTGACCGATATATTTTCTAAAATCTAAAAAATTATTTTCTTTTATTAAAGACGAAGAATGAAAAGATCTTCCAAAGTCTCCATGTTCTTTTATATGATCTTTAGATGGTTTAGAAGATCTAGCTTTTTTAATATGTATATTAGAAGCCTTGTTTAAAGAATCAAGAAACTCTGGTTTGTGTTCAGTCCAAACAGGTGTGCTAAAAAAATGTTCTATGTTCATTATTTAAAAGGATCTCCTACATTCCAAAGCACTAAACTGTATCTACAACCTTTAGTAACAGGTTTTACTCTATGCCATACAAAAGACGGAAAAACAATAATAGAACCTTTAGGTAATATTTCTTTTGCTTTCATTACATGTTTAGCTTCGTTTCTCATTGGTGGATCGTAGTCTCTACTGTCAAACTCTAATTCTCCACCTTTATATTCTGAACCGTCAGTTAACTGACAAGTCATGGATAATTTTCTAATTTTATTGTGTCGAAATGTATTAGGCATATTGTAAGGTTCTTTCCAAGAATCACAATGCCAATCATAATGTTGATTTAATTTATATTTTGTAAATTGAATATCTTCAGATCTGTCCCATTGAAAATTCCATCCTGCATTTTTATTAGCTATATCAACATAAGGCAAAATTTCTTTGTATATCCAAGTTTCATTCAACCAAACCACATCAGAATTTCTTTGATGTTTTAAATTTTTTATTTCTTTTTTATTTAATTTTTTATTTCCAACAAGACCTGTTACAGCCATCTGTTCTTTTTTTTGTAAACCATATTCAATAACATCATCACAAAATTTAATAGGTAATGCAGCAGTAAAATACCAATAAAAATTTTTTAAATTCATATAAATTTTGGTCCTGTTAAAAACATAGTTAAACTTTCTCTTGTGCCATTTTTTACAGGATTTACTTTGTGTAATAAATGAGACCTTAAAAGAATAACATCTCCTGGTTCTGTAAAATCAGAAATAAAACTAGGTGTTTCAGTTTTTAATAAACAAAATTCACCACCAGTATATTGTTTAGTTGAGATATTTATTAATAAAGTTAATTTAATATCATGTGTTGGTGAGGTTGAAGAATCACAATGAAAACTGTATTCACCACCTTTATTATAAATATTATAATTTAATAAAGGATTTCTTATTTCAAATAAATTATATCCAAAGTTATGTTGATTTACATCAAGAATATTATCTATTAATTTTTCTATTTTATCTTTAATATTTTTATATGAAACCCAATAAACTTTAGAAGTTTTAACAGAATTACCTGCTTTGGGATCTTGTCCTACAATTTTTTCAGTTAATTTATGTTTGTTTATTAGTTTATTTAAATCTAAAATTTCTTTTTTATTAAAGAAATTTTTCCAAAACCAATAATCAGGAACTTTAAATTTGTTCATTTTTCAAGCAATATGTAGGTTGTAGTTAATACGTAATTTAATTCATCTTTTTGATTATTTTTTAAATGATACGTACATGTTGAAGGAAACATTATAAATTTATTATCTGTAAGTTCTATATTCCAACTTCTTCCTTTTTTTCTATTATCATCATAATATATTGTAACAACACAATCATCTGTTTTTAATCCATACAATAATGTAAAGTCTGGTGAATTATAAAGATTTACAGGATTAACGTTATATAAAGGAATTGTTTGTTCGTTTGGTTTGTAAGTATTTGTCCAAGTGTCTTTATTTATTAAAACTAAATCGTGTTTTATATTTATGTGTTCTGTTATGTATGTAGTTAATTTATCCCACTCTCTACTAAATTTTAATTTAGTATTGGATAGTTCTGATTCTACACCATCTAATATTAAAGACCCTCTTTGAATCTCAAAATTTTGTGGCATTGAAACATCACCATAATATAAAGCTATTTCAGATAATACTTTCTTGTGCATACCAATTTCTTTTATAAAGAAATATTTATAAATGTCAATTATGCTAAAGTATTAACTAGAACCCAACCTGCGGTATTGTCTGCCTGATAAGCAGATTCGTCCCATTGATATTCCCAATGATGTGTATTTGCGTTATTTTGATTTTTTTGTTCTGTTGTTAAATCTGGTTTATCTAAAGGTGCTACCCAGCCAAGTGTNACTCTTACCCAAGATTCATAAGGCTTTGGTGGTATAAAAACATTATTAGTAGGATCCCAAATAAAACCTGTTCCTGCATAAGTTCCTCTAAATGCTTTTGAATCATCTCCTGATCTATGTTTATTACCATATGTATTATAAGAAGTTTGAATCCAAAGATGTGCAGGCCAGTTATTATGTTTTTCTAAATATGCTTGTCCTACTGATTCAGTTTCTACCCCTTCTTCATTTTGACAATCAGAATCATTTAAAGTAAGTACAGTTAAAACTATATTGTCCTCTGATATTTTTGCAAAGTGTGCCATAATTAAGCTTGAAACCTGTACCTTATAACAACAATTCCTGAACCACCAGCTCCTCCTTGTTGTTCTCTATCAGTTTGTGGGTTACTTGTATGTGGTCCTGGAGGATTACATGATGCATACACTGGAGATCCACCTCCACCACCAGTATTTGCTTGACCTTGAACAGCCACAACTACATTACCCGCACCAGGACCTGTAGTATAAGCAGCTCTTCCTCCACCTCCTGGTCCTCCTGCAGCAAATGCTCCGTTTGGTTGAGCAGTACCTTGTTGTCTATTTCCGCCACCACCACCGCCGGCTCTTGTTACATTTGAACCTGTAATATTTGATGGAGCACCGGGTCCACCATCACCGCCATGTATACCTGGAAAAGGAACACTTGAAGGTATTTGTTGACCTGCACCACCAGCTCCTCCTCCACCACCAGCTCCGTTATCGTTTGCGTTTCCACCACCATTTCCACCACCTGGGTTTCCTTGAGAAGGACTTGTTGGAGGAACATTTCCATTTCCACCTGGTTGTGTAGTTCTACCTCCACCTGCTCCGGATCCTCCTTCTTGTGGGACTCCACCTCCGCCTGCAGATGTTATTGTAGAAAAAATTGAATTTTGTCCTTGACCATTAGGAGAGGTAGTTGGTGAAGGTGCGTTGGTAAGAAACCAAGGGTTACCTCCGCCGCCAACTGTGACAGGCACAGGTGATTCAACTGGTAAAGAAACACATGTAGCTAAAGGACTTGCAGTATATGGACCTGAAACAGAAGCACAATGAGATTCTCTAAAACCTCCTCCTCCGCCTCCGCCAGACATTGGACCTTGTCCACCGCCACCACCAGCTACAACTAAATAATCAACTTTTGCTAAAGCTCCTCTTCCTGCTGTAACACAAAAAGTTCCTGGACCAGTAAAAACGTGAACTTTAAAATTAGTATCTACAGTGGATACTGTTCCACCAGTAGCTGCAATGTATTCATCAGGTAAACTTCCGCCACCAAATCCTAANACTCGGTAACCGAACATTTTTTTCTTTGGTCCTTGATCTTTTTTAGTTTTTTTACCCTCTATTAAATAAGGGTTATCAGAATCTTTCATAATCTTTTATCCTTATGCGTCGTTAGCAGCATCAGTAGTAAAGAATAATTTAACACCTAAAAGTTTTGCATCGGCATTTAAATCATCAGCTGATACATCTCTAAATATTTCAAAGAATACATATTCATCTGCACTAGGTGAACCAGCTATTGTAACTGCTCCACTTTCTGCTGTAACATCTAAATCGTTTGCCGTACCACTGTGAGCTTTTGCTGTTGGTGCAACTGCAGTTCCAAAAGCAGTATTTAAACTATCATTGTCAGCTAGTGCTACGCCAGCTAAAGCCCAAGATACAGTTCCTGTATCTGTTGAGTTAGCTGTAAAAAATGCTTGAAAAGTTATTGTGCCCTCGTTCCAAGATTTTGGAAAAGCGATAGCAAATTGTGCAAACTCATCAGAGTTTTTATCAAAATCAAAAGTTTTAAGTTCAGGTCCGTTTCCTAATTCTACTTGATTTGGACCTTCAGCACCATTTGTTGTATTAGGATACATAGAAGCAGCTGGGACCCAAATACTTTCTTTACCTGCAATTTTGATTGCACCAGTGTTGTCACCAGCATCTACTGCTTTAGCAACTCCAGTTCCATTAGGAGCTATAGTTATATCTCCATTAGCTGCATCTGTAATTGTAATCGTACCTGAGTTAGTACCTGAGTTGGTATCTAAAATTAAATCGTGTGCTCCGTTAGAAGTTATAGTTGCATTTGCGGCACCTGTTCCAACAACTGTTTCTCCAGTTCCTTTTGGTTTAATAGCTATGTCAATATTCGAATCATCACCTGTTGCAGATAATGTAGGATCGTTTCCTGTTGCAGCATTTGCTATTGTAAATTCGTTAACTGCTGAACCTGTAGCTGTTACTTTTGCAAGTTCATTTCCGTTTGTATCTAAAATTGAAGTTCCAATTTTAGGTGAAGTTAAAGTTTTATTTGTTAAAGTTTGTGTTCCTGTAAGTGTAACATCACCAAAACTTAAAGTTGCTATATCTGGATTAGTGCTATCATTAGCTGTTGCAAAAACCAATTGATCACCTTTATCATCTGCTGCAAAAGTAAAACTATCTCCTGAACCAGTTATATATTTAAATTGCACAGTATGAGAACCAGAACTAGAATTTCTTAAAATGTAAAAAGTTTGAACATCTAAAGGTATTGTAACAACTGCATTGCCAGATAAAGACCCAGTGAATTCTATCATTCTGTGAGATAAAACTGCTCCAGTTGATCCATCAGAAACAGATAAATTAACTGTACCACCACTAGTTAATGCTTGTTGTGTAAAACCACCAGAAATTTGTTCTATGATTTGTAAATTAGTATTAGTTTTTGTACCCCACGTACCGGCATTTTCACCAGTTGCTTGTAGTTCTA